CAAAATATTTATACATCTCTGGACCATATCTTAAATAAGAATCATATTCAAAAGGATCCATACCTAATTGTTCCATTGGTGGCTTATGATAAGCTTGTTGTCCACTAGACATGGGTACTTGTTGTGGCCCCTCTTCACCGCCTGACATTGGAGGTTTAACAGGTCCTCCCTGTTGGTATTGAGGAATATATCCACCGCCTTGATATCCATTTACATAACCACCTTCTTGTTTGCCCTTTTTCTTTTTCCACGCCATAAAAGCATCGTATTCTGTTTCGCTCATTCCAAGTGCCTTCATCATCATCTGCTTTTCTCTATCCTCTTTAGCTGGTCGACCCACAGCTTCTAATCTTTCTTGCAAGGCAATAGAGGCATCAAGCTCTCCAAGTGGGTCGCCCTTGTAATGTTTTCCCATCGCCTCTCCAACGTCCCATTTTAAAGGCAATGCACCTGTTGCCCTCTCTGGTCCAGTAATGGTTTCACCGCTAGGCTTCTCACCACTTATTCTAAATAAATAATTCGCAGGGTTGTGAAAAGAAAGTGTATCAATATTAACAGATTCTGGCGTTAACCCATACTTTTTTGCGTAGCCAAGCTCAGTTCTGCCACCTTGAGGAGTGTACATTCCCTCTTCTACTGGCTGCCCATACTGTGCCATCGCCCGTTTTAATATATCAACAACGCTTCCACCCTCTTGGTACTGAGGAATATATCCACCTTCTTGCAATGCGCCAAAAGCCCCAACCTCAAATCCCTGTGATTGTGGTTGAACTTGTTGTGCCCGCTGCATTTGTTGCATTGCAACCGTTGCCAACAATTTTTGTAAACCATCAGCATCTTGTGATTTTTCTCCAAATACGGACAGCGTATCTTTTATCTGCCCCTCTCCTTCGTTGTGCATAACTTGTCCTCCTTCGTGGAAACCTAGTGCCCCCCTGAGTGTTGGGACACCAGGGATTTCATAATCATATCCTTGAGCAGAACCTTCTTTTCCGCTCATAATTCTTCTGGACTTACCTCTAAGGTTGTCCCATTTGTTTTCACCCATCAACATCATACCTAATTTGTCATATGCTGAAAGATCTCCCCAAGATACTCTTGGTTCCTCTGGGGTGCGTCCCCAATCTTCTACGGTTTCTGGTAGCTCGAATTGATTGGTCCAGTCATTTGGCATTGCAACATCGGATAACATAGGCGCAACCTCACTACCCCCTGGCTTAACATAAGGTCTTCCAGGGTTTTGCATAGCTAACATAGTTGGGTGCACATCTAAAGAGTCGCTTAGTCGCATCCCCATATCGGGGGCTTTTGATGTTAAAATTTCTTGTATTTGATATTTTCTTTCTATTTCATCCATAGCTGGTAAACTTTTTAAATATGCTTGCTCAGTTGGTGTGTACTCAGCTTTTATTCCAGCGAGAGTTTTTTCTAAAAGTTGTTTTGGATCCTGGCTTCTTACGCCCAGTTGTGTTGGTTGACCAGCTTCTTGTAAAATTCCATACTTTCTTGCTATCTGTTCTTGGGCGGGTAGGCTTTCTTGATATGCCTGCTCGGTTGGGGAAGAATATAAAGACGCATCTCCTAACATTTCTGGGGATTTACCAACCTCCATGGGACCGCTGGCAATTTCTGGTCTATAGATAGGCTCTGGTGTTAATTGTTTTTTACCCTGTAGAGCTAGTTGCTCCTCTGCTGTTTTTAAAAATGGATTTCTAACCCCAATCTTTTCCTCCATTTCAGCGGCTCTCTCCCAATTCTTGCCCTGTTGCTCAAAAAACCCGCCAACTTTATCTTTAAATAAACTAAAAAACCCTCCAGATTTTACATCTCCACCTTCTTGATATCCCATTGGAGATCTGGCGTTTTCTAGTAACGCAGATTGACCAAGGCGGTCAATGTTGTTAAGCATATTAAGCTTTTCAGGACCTATCTGCTCGGCAGCGTCTTTTCTTATAACGAACTCTCCTGGCGTCAGCATAGCTGGCACCGTATCTGTGCTGGGTTTCATCATTCCTTTATTTCAAAATGTACTAAATCATCAAACTTGTTATCTTTGGTATGTGTGTCCATGTCCCAATCGCCGCCCCATCTGATCTTTAAACCCCTCTTTTTTGCGATTCCCAAGACAAAACCTGCAAAATAATGCATTCTATCTCGGTCTTCCCAATCAATTGGGTATGGGATCACATCAACTGCAACGCTAGGCACCTTGTTGTGTTTACCCTTGGGATATTTAAGTTTACTATTGCCTTTTTTATACGCAGCGTTTTGCTTCTCTTCACTACGATGACCTTCCAAAACAGTGCAATCAAACGACTTTACCACCTCTTTAAACAGGTCTTGTAACCTCTCATCGCAGGTGTGTAGTCTACTTTTGCTTCTGGTTCCGAATCTTGGCATTTAATATAAACCCGTGTAATGTATCATAATTATCGTAATATGCAAACCTTAAATATTAATATTTAGAACCTGTAATCCAATTGTACACTTTCTTAACTGGACGCCTCATATTTTCCTCAATTGACTCTTCATAATCTTCAACGTCCATTTTTTTACTTTTTGGTGGTCTGGCATAGTAATCAGCGTAATATAGAGCGTCCATTAGGTCGTCGTTTCGTGGTTTTGGGTGTTCAAAGATCTCATCGACCAATTCTGTCATGTCTTCACGGATATAAAGCTTCTTACTGTTAATGATTGGTCCCAATGAGGTTTCAAGTCTATCCTGCTTTTTTATCCCAGGTGGTGGCTTTACGCCTTTAAATACCCCTGGCATCAGCCTTCTCTCCTTTGCAGACATCCTGGTGACCATATCTCTGACCATTTCCTGTGCTGCTACCGTTTCAATCGTCACCCTTCTAACGGGATGATATTTTTTAGTTAGTTCTATTATCTTCTTTGGTACGTCGAAAGTAGGTATTCGTTCCCTAAAATACTCTAAAACATACCTGTTTTGGTTAGAATCCATCCCCATTACCAAAATTACCTGATAATCTGAGGTTTCAGAGGCTGTAGCCGCTAGGTCAACGCCAATGTAAATGTTAACTGGTATTGCATGATCCTTGTCCGCCAGGTATGAAAACTTGTTTTCTGCCTTAAATTGGTAGCTATGGTTCTTAACTCTGTCTATTTTAAACGCTGCGGAGCCTAGATCCCTAGCATCGTTCATATATTCCTGAGCAAACTTGTTTACAAGCCCTGCCTCAATAAACTCTTTCTTTTTCTTTTTAAGCTTTGAAAGGGGAAATTGTTCTGCCCACATAGGCTTTTCGTCTTGAATGGCCCTTTTAAAGACCACATCCCACGAATATGTAGTACCATCCTCCTCTGATTTCCTAAAACCATCATATGTCATCTGCAAGAAGCTGTCATAGTGAACAATAGTACCCGCTAACCATATCCACCCTTCTCTACCAGGGCTTTCCTCCAGGGCGGGATACACCGTTGATACTACCCATTTCTTAATCTCAGATCGTCTTTCGGGTGTTTTTGTGTTTAATTCAGATTCAAAGTCGTCTAAAATGATACCAGTATAACGTACATCTACTTCGGCGCGTCCCCTAAGCCTCTGATTGGTACCTTTTGCAATAATTCTGTCTCCCCTAGCTGTAACCAAATCTTTCTCCGTCCATCGTTTGCCAACTAATCCACCGTCCATATTGCCAAAATAATACTTAATCATCTTATTATCTTCAAAATGCTGTCTAATGTACTTGATATGGTCGATTGCTTGGGTTTGTTCTTCCGATATCCAAGCGAAGAAATGCTGCTCATCCTTAGCTACGAAGCATAATTTGTGAACAATTGCTGCTTTTGAAAGAATTGACTTGCCAAAACCCCTTGGGAGTATGATACAGGTCCTATTCCCTGGTTTGGTGTTGATTAGCTTTTTTCCCACTTCGTAGTGAAATTCAGGAGATTTGCTCTTATTTAAGAAATCTTTGGGTAAAAACGCCTTTCCAAAGAAAACCAGATCAGAATAAGCCTTCCTTAGAACCTCATCACGCTCTGCCATAACTGATGGTGGGGGTGTTATATTAAAATCAGCTTCTTTCATAAATACTTCTTGTCGCTATAACCCCTATTATTGCTAGACATACACAGGAAACGGGTAGTGCCATTGGGCTATTCTTCAATCCCCACGCCACCATAAAACATAAAACAAACTTTAAAGCACCTATTGCATAATCCCACATGGGGATTCAATTCTTTTTTAACGGATCGAACCGTATGATATAGTTAGTATTTCCCCATTTTTGACGCTTTGGATATCCCCAGAAGTATTTCTTTCCTAACTTTACGAGCATTTCGGACACACTGCTCTTTTTTTGCCATATTTGGGAAAATCTTCATAATAAGTAACCTTATCCATATCAGCGTAATCCTTGTAATATTTAGTATCGTAACAAGTATCGCATACAGGACATAGCCTAATCGCCTTATCAGCGGTTCGTCCATCTAAAGTAGCCTGCTCTGATGCTTCAATTCGTGATTTTGTATCACTAACCTTTTCCAATATCGTTTTTTTCTTCAAGTGCTGGCCTCGTAAATGCTTCTAGTTCTTGCTTGGTAAAGCCACGAATCTCCTTTTGCATGAGCCCAATCGTATGAGATTTCTCTTTAGGCATCATTCCGCGCATTTCTGTGGCTAATTTGATATAATTGAACTTAACGGAGCCATTTTCAGCCAGTATACTATCCCGCATCTCTTCAAGGAGCATATCCTCTGTAATGTTCAACTTGTCCATTTTATCTGCTAATTTCTCGTTTATCACTTTTTTTATCCTCTTTTGTTTTAAAAGCCATGCTGATCTCTCTTTTGCATAGGCAAAGTTGTTCGTTTTGTATAAATGCATATAAGCAACCTCTTTTGGAACATTGCCAAATATGAGACTTACGAACAATATC